TCCGGCAAGCGAGTTTCAAGGAGCAGGAGGGAACAAGTATTTCTTAAATGGGACAACCATAAGCGATACGGGGCCTCTTTTCTATCGTAGTATTGATAATGCAATGGTCCCACCTGTTCTAAAAGGACAAGATACTTTCGGAGATTTAGACCACTTGACCGAAACTACTAACGCCTCCACTCTCGTTTCAAACCCAATAACTTACACTTTTACTGAACAAGATGGAGACGACCTACCTTCTTTTGCTATGGAACAAGTCTTTTCTAAACTACCGTCTTCAAACACTTACAGTACAAATACAGATGGAAGTGCAGACGAAGATACCAACTTCGTTCTCATCGCTACAGGAAACAGAGTGAACAATCTTACAATGACAGCAAACGAAAATGAAGAGTTGAAAATGAATATGGACTGTATGTCTCGCAAAGTTCACAATCTAGAAAAAGATGAAAAGTATGCTGCTAGAAGGTCCGTTACTGACGAAACTTCTTTCAAGAATTATGCCTCCAATGATAAATTGTTGGAGCCTTTCTTCTTTTCAAGTGGTTCTATTAGTTTATTCGGACAAAACTTTTTGCGGATTACTAACTTTACATTGACGATGAACAACACTCTTACTGATAAGAGGTTTATTGGTATTGGTAGTAGGAATGTTAAGGATGCTATTCCTGCACAAAGGACTTACGAATTGTCATTTAGTGCTTTGGTTACTGATGATAAATTATTTAACGAATTGAAAAACAACGATGAAAACCAATCGGGTGATAGTGGGGCATTGATTGATTTAATCTTTGATAAACCAAACGGAGAACAAATCCGTTTAAAGTTTGATAATTATTACTTGACTACAAACTCTTGGCCTATTCCCGAAGACAAAGGGGCAGTAACCGTAGAGGCTACAATTATCCCACGAACTCTAAATAGTTGCACTGTTAAAACTCATTGGGTCTTGCAGGGGTGATAAAGTGGTTGAAGTAAAAAGTGTAGACCGCTACACGAAAATGAAACAATACCGTGAGAGTCTTATAGACGAACAAAAGAAATCGAAACCTATTCCTAAAAAGAGGGGTAGGAAACCAAAGACAGTGAAGGAAACTCCACCGTCAAAAGAGGAGGTCAATAAGACCGAAGAAGAATAATACTCCACCAACACCGTTTGTTTGTTTGTTGGTTTTGAAGGTGGATAAAATATGAAAAAAAATATTGTAAAAGATAAGAGCGTATTATTTGCGCTAAATGAAGAGAAGTGCCACGAATTAAAAGTGTCACCGACAAGTGATGAATACCTTAAAGTTTGGATTAGAGAACCTACATGGCTAGAAGTAGAAAAGGCCATGACTTCTCTTATGAATATTGATTCTAAGAACCAAACTTTTGATATTGATTTGAATAAAATGTACCGTTACTTGGTAGATAATTTTGTAGTTCGTACAGAACCTAAACTTTCTACTCTTGAACTAATCCGACTCAATCCTTACATTGGTTCTCAATTGAAGGAAATACTGCCTAATCCTATGGATGCTTTAGGAGACGATGACGAAAAAAACGAAGAGTGAGAGATGCTTTGAAAGGAAGGAGTAATGACCCTTCTATGGCATCTCTCTTAATTACATACACTCTTTCAAAAGCATTAGCAATAAGCCCACTAGAAATATTAAAAATGCCGTCGAGTTTAGTAGTTGATTTATTATACATACATAAAAATGTAGAAGCACTTAAAGCCGAAGCCATTGACAACGAAGTAAAGAAGGTAAAGTGATTTTATGACTGACCCAATGATTAACATGTCTAAATCTTTGAGTAGGTTGCTTGTAGTTCAAAAAGAGATGTTAAAAGTTATGCAAACTACTAAACCTATAATGGATTCTACTACTAAGGCTATGAAGGAACAGGCAAAGGTAATTGAAGATGTAGGGGATGCAGCAGAAAAGACTGGCGAAAAATTAACTTTTATAGGTAAATTCCTTGGTCGCCCCGACAGAGGTTTTATGAGAAAAACTACCGGAGGTGTGGGTTTCTTTCACAGAATGATGTATGGTGTAGACGGTTACTTTATTTTTAAGAATCGACTAGATGGTGTTCTTGCTGCCATTGATACTGCAATAGTTAAGCCACTTTACGGATATGGAGGAGGCGGCTATTTCGGTGGATTGTTAAAAGGATTTGGGGAGGATGTAAGAGCCGTAGATGAAGGCAAAGGAAGAGCAGGAGAATTGCTCAGTAAAATATTTGGTGATGTAGGCTCTAAAGATAAAGGAAAGGGACTAAAGGGAGTTAAAAAATTCATCCATTTTGGTGCTAGGTTCTTTAGAATAGGTTTATCTGTTGTTGCTGTTTTTGCTAAATATTTAGCATTTATAGGCTTATTTTTCTTAAGTATAATGATACAGGTTAAGGTGTTGAAAGCATTAGGGGTTGATTTTAAAGACATTAAGAGGATTGCTATAGATTCTTTTAAATTATTTTTAGCCTTTGGAAAGGCATTTTATGAAAACATAAAAGAAGTAATTGGTGGATTTAAAATGATATTTGATTCTATTTTTGGAGATTATACTCTAGCAGAATCTCTAGTTTTATTTCTTAAGGGATATAAACATGTAATTTTAGGATTGCTTAAAGCCGCTTTTAATATCTTGGCGGCAATAATATCTCCTATATTGTATGGCTACATTATGATTTTAAAAGAAATTTTTACTGAACTAAAGGATAAAATTGTTGAAAAGATTGCTGGCCCGTTAGAAAAGGTTCAAGTTAAATTAGATGGACAAGTCCAAAAAACTAGAGACATTGTAAGTGCATTAAAAGTAATTCCAATGTTGTTTGGAGGAAGATTTGCTAGTGGAGGCGTTACTAGAGGGGGCGTTTCATTAGTTGGAGAGTTGGGACCGGAACTAATTAGATTACCTAGAGGAACAAGAGTGCATAGTAATGCCGAATCTAAAGCAATGATGGGAGGTAACAATATCACTGTAAATGTTCAAGGTAGAATTGGTGCTTCGGATAGTGAACTAAGACAAATCGCTCAAAAGGTGGGACAAATGATTAACAAAGAAATTAACAGAACAACTTCTTCAAGAGGATTAGGTGCATAATTATGACAGGATTAGCAGGTTCAAATTTAGACCATGCCGTTTTTTTGAAACTAGGGGCCTATAATAGCACTACTAGTTTGACAGAAAACACTATTCCTCTAAAAGTTACTAGTCTTAGTATTACTACTGCTAAAACAATTCCTTCTTTAGAAGTCCCCTTTTCCGGTGCTTTAAGTGGTGAATCTATGACTGCTGCTTTAGATTTAGGTATGGCTAGTAAAAGCATTAGTCTTCAAGGATTTATTCTAGAAGATACCGTAACTAAAAGTTGGGCAGAAGATGATGCTCCTACAGGGGCTAAAACATACACTGCAATAGAACTTGCTCAAATGATACATTCTAGTGTTGACTCCACAGGGCTCCAAACATATCAAGCGATAAATGAATTAGTCTTTTTGTATGATTCTAAAGTAGATGAACAAGGCAGACAAAGAGGCGTAGATGCGGGTGCAGGTAGTGACACCACTCAAGTAATACCCTTCACTTATTCATCTAGAGGAAATAAAAAGGAGAGAGATAATAGAGGAGCAGTATTGGCTAACGATTTCCCTACGAACCAATTTTCCGAGGGATTAAAGGGATTTATTCGTAGTTTTGATACTACCATAGATTCGGAAACAATTGATATTTCCTTTAGTATGCAATTTGAAGTTGCTAGAGTTTTCCCTAGTGGAACAATTGCTACTACAATCACTGATGCAATTTCTTGAGGTGTTATTATGTATAGAGTACTAACCGGAAAACAAAGAAGTTTAGTTTTTCCTGTTATGTGCAATGCACATGTAAAAATAGATTATTCCGATAATATTCCCAAAGGTGCAGACAATACTTCTGCATCTAGTGATGATATTACTTACGGTTTGTGGTCTTTGAAAGATGCCTTTACTATTGAAACAACTATCACACCTTATGATGTAAATGGATATAGTAGTGGTTTTTTTACAGTGCCTATACAGACAATCGAGAACTCTAAAAAACTATTTCCTGCGGTATTAGCAGTAGGAACTCAATCATATAATGACTATTTATCTCAATATTATTTATCTCACAGTGATAAACTAACACACGAAATGAGAATATTTCATAGCACCAAAGTACAGGTTTCTCTCATAAATGTCACTACACATAGCCATAACCAACCGGCCCAATATAAAATTAGATTTAAATTGATTTTAGGTTCTACTACGACTACTTTAGATAGCGATGTTGTAATTACTCCTTCTAGTGGAATAAATTGGCCTTTGGCAAACAATACAACAAACTCATTAACAAAGGGAGTGTTCGATGCAGAGGGTAAATACACCCATTCTTTTGAAAGAACAACAGATAGCAGTGGTAACAGTGGAACTACCCTCACTTTTTCTTCTACTGCTAGAGATAATTTTTTTGCGGGTCAAGAACTTTTTACTGTAAGTGGGGGTAAAGCAACTTCAATAGGAAAAATAGCAGCAGGTGGAGTTAGAACTACTGCTCCCGATACTGTAACCTTAGAAACTAGTCAATCTACTGCATTAAACTCAACTGATATTTATGTTAAGACCTTACAGCACCCTTCTTATGTTGATAACTTTAATCACATTGCAGTAACATTTGATAACACTACAAAGTTAATGAGAATATATCTAGATGGTAATTTAGTTGCTAGCACTGTACATACGGCTAGTGATGACTTTGCTTTTGATAGAGAAGATTTCTTTTTGGGTGCAAATGGTACAGGTGGTACAGGTGCTAATACTGCTGCTTCTAACAATCAATTTATGGGAGAGATGCATGAGTTTGCTATTAGTAACATTGCTACTGATAAATTTAACATTTTCAATTTGACTCCTAGATATGCAAATACGCTACTTTATTTTAGATTTGAGGAGGTGGATGAATGACGGTTTATGCTCTTAGAAAAGGCTCTACAGTAAATGCTACAACGACCACTGCGTTAGCAAATGCCAACAATAACATAAATTTTGATTGTCCCACTAATCCTATTTTTAAAGATACAGTGAACTTGGATGATACAAAAAGATTGTTCGCATCAATAACTACTGATGACACATACTCTCCTTCATTTATACAACAACTAGAAGGTAGTGATTCAGCAGGAACCGAATATACTAATTTGGAAAATACTGAGGGCTATAAAATAAAATGTTATAGTGATTATGATTCAAAAGGAATTAGACTTAACGCATTGACTGATTCGGAACTAGCAAGTAATGATTATTTTGTTTTGATACATTCGGATAATGCACTGAAACATCACTTTGCCAAAATAACACAGACATTAACAGATGATGTTTCCGGAGATGTTTTTGAATTTGAGCCTAGGCTTGGAAATCAAATACCTAAAGATACTAAGTTTATGGTTTTCAAAGGTCCTCCTACTACAACAACTTCTTTGGTTGCAGTATCTATGGGTGTTAGGTCAACAGAAGTTACTGCGGGTTCTACAACATATCGAGTAAATAAATCATACATGTGTTCAAGACCTTATTTTTATTTTTACAAGGACCGTCTTGATAAGAAAAACCAATTGGACCACAGCACTAAGTATTATTTGAAGTATGAATCCAATTCATTGTCTAGTGCTACCGTTAATGGATTCAGTACTAAAACTGCCTTTGTCACTGATGCAGATTTTGGTTTTTCTATAACAGACTACAGTTCTTATTCTATAAGAGCATCACTAGTAGATAATTTGAGGGTTTTGGATGACCCTAGAAACGCTGCTAGTTCTACAAAACAAACCTCTAATGAAGGCCTTACTGCTGTAAATAATGATTTTACCGATTACAATAAATGTTTTTTACATGCTAGAAGACCTACTGCAAATGCTACTACATCTATAACAGGTGGTTCTGCTATGCTTGGTCCCACAAGATATGCCCACTATTCTTTTTCTCCATCTAAGGCTAACTCTGCTCCCTTTGTAATATCTACAATAATGAAAGAATCTGTTGGTGGTCGAGGAGGTTATGCAGAGGCAAAAATGATTGACACTCTAAGAATTATGCCATCTAAAATAAATGACTTCGATTCTTTTAGAGTAAGACATCAAGTTCACAATGGACATTTCTTTGAATGGTTTCCTCTCAAGGCAACTATTTCAGCAAATGTTTCCGGTAATGAATATACTTTTTCTGTTGATGGTGATTATGATTTGTCTAATTTATTGACAGTAAATGAAGAAGTTCGTGTTGGAGATAGAGTCTTAAGAGTGAGTGCAATTGACAGTCTAAACACTACTGCTGATACTCAAGATATTACATTTACAGCAGATAGTCGACTAGAAACAGAGAAGGTATTTTCATCGTCATCATACACTCTCTCTAGTGGAGATAGGCTTTACAGGAGGGCATTTAGTAGTTTGAATTCTACACTACTGACAACATTCCCAATAATAGAAGGTAGAGAAAGTGACTTGAGAGTTGTTATTTCCGATATAAATTATGAAGGACTTGAGGCTACGGTGACTGCTTCTAGTACAAATCAAAAACTACTTACTTTGAGTTTTGCTAATGCTTTAGGAGAAAAGTTTGGCACTCCCTTCTCTGCTTTGGAATATGTTTCCGGAGACTATACTCTTGAAATAGAAAGGTTTGATGGAGAAGTAGAAGAGATAGAAACAGAAAGAGAGTATGGCCAAAATATGATGATTATTTCGGGTAGGGATAATTATTCTAAATTGATATCTCCGGTAGTTAATAAAAACACTCAGTTTTCCGAAGACATTGTTTATTCTAGTTCAAGCCCCTTTAATTCTTTGGAGAAAGTCGGAGAATTAGTTTCTTCTTCGACATATGATTTAACATTTGATAGTACTACATTCACATTAGATGTTGCTAAAATAAATAATGCCCCCGTTGCAGGTGATAAATTATATGTAAAATATGCTAATGGAATAGTGGCTTATTTAGGAGAAGTGAACAATACTGATATCGTAAGTCTTCACACTAGAGTTACCTTGAAACATTTCCCATTTGCAGAAGCATCGTACACAACAACACATAATGAAATAGAAATTTGGAGAGAAGCAAACAAAAACTACATGTTTAATAAAGCGTTATCAGCAGATAACCAACTTTCATCTTTTGCTACTTCTCTAACAGGTAGTGCAGATAAAGGGCTATTTTTTGAAAGTGGAATAAAAATTAGTGATGACTCTTCTTTAATTGGCGCAACTACTTCTCGCTCAAGCGGTGTTGATTCAAATGCTGTAGGTTTTCATATTCATCACCCATCTTCTGTAAATAGAAGCGACGAACAGTTTCAAGCAAGGCTCAGTGACGGTGGTTCTAATTTTGAAACATTTGATACAGTAAATACTTTGATAGATTTTACAGTACTAAATGTGTCTACTGTAGACGGTCAAACAACTATAGAAGTTGCTCCTTATTTCCCCGTTACATTGGGTAGGATGGACCATAATGATTATGATGTTTATGACAATACTTACACCACAATAGGTACTACTACAGGAGCCTCTACTACTCCTGTAATAACTTCAAACCCTTATCTTGATATTACTCCATCATCGGTTGCTAACATAAAATCCCAAGCAGTAATAGGCAATCCAATATATGTTAATTCTATATTTGCGGGATATTGCTTACAAGTATCTGCATCACAAGGTACAGGTGTAGATGATAAATTTAGATTGTTTTTGGATAGAAAACATACTGGATATTCTTCGGGTGCAACTGTTTCAGTTTTGACCTCTGCAACTTCGGGACTTTCCGACTATGTTTCTAAAAATACTCATAATTTGTATTTGATAAATGGAGAACACTTGCATGGAGGAAAATATGTAACATTATTGAATTCAATGTATGGGGCAACTGCGGGAGGATATCAAAAACCGATGTATTACAATTTCAAAAGACCTACAACTGCCCTTACTAATAGTTTAATGGCTACTTATGCAGAACGGTTTGGTCCTTCTTTGTTTAAATTAAATCACATAGAAAAAGGAGACTTTAACAGAAAAACACAAACTATTGTTCAAGATGTATATGCTAGAACGGGTTCTCATGCTTCGGCAGGAGAGTTAGATGAGTATGCTTTGACAACAGATTCTAATTATTATGGGGGCGGTAGTAAGATACAATATTACTGCTCCGGAAATAAACTAAGTCATGGACAATTTAGTGCTAGTTCTGCTAGTGGGTTTTTAACAACTGCACTTCAAATAATACCTAGTAGAATTAAAGAAACAGCACATCCTCATTTGCCTATAGAAGAAAGAGGAACCTATCCTGCTAGCGGTTCTTTATTTTGGGACTACAATATATACGAAGATGGTCATACTAAGCCTATTGTTTTTACTTCTATAGACCCGACAAAGGGTGGCCTAATAAAAAGCAATTATTATGTTAAAGACTTCATGGAACAAATAGACCCCAAGGTTGCTAGGTTATTTTTATTCGCAACATCGGACTTAATGCCATATTCTAAAACAAGAACAGATAGTCTATTTTATTCTAATAGGGATTTAAAACAATTTAAATTATTTTTACTTAATGAACCTAATGAAGATGAATTTTCTACAAAGCATTCTAAGTATAGCGGGGCAGGTATTTCTAAGAAAATATTAGATACTGACTATCAAAGTGCAAATATTATTGATTATGATGTAAGTGATGTTAGTAAAATTAAAACATTTGGACTGATGCGCTTGACAGAAATAATGTTTGACTC